CGCCACGGATATCGCCCAACGCGCCAGCAGTTAGCTCGCCGTTACGGGACATGTGCCGGCATGACATATCCGAACGGTAGGGATATCGCCCAACGCAGGGAGATATGCCAAGCGCCACCGATATCCCGGTCCAGCAGCTGCTCTTCTCGCCCCTGGCTCCTAACGAGCGACTTTCGTACGGTTTCGGTACGGACTCGTATCGGTTTCAGCTATCAGCTGCTATAACGATGCCAGTAGCGATATCGGGGAAGGGCGCGGCCGGGGTCACGCGCCCCGGAGGGTACAGGCAGGGTTGAGGCAACGCCTACCCGTGGGGGACTGCCAGAGCGAATTTCCTGGCGCCAGGGTTAAGTCATATCCTTGACGCCAGGGATAAGTCAAGGTATATCGTTCTGCGTCAGTGCATGGAGCCTGTCTACAGCGCGTAGCCAGTCTCCAGCAGATATTGGGCAGCTCCTAGGGGGCAAGCCAGTAGGGGGTTGCTAGCTGGAGGCCGTTAGGAGATGAGCCAGAGCCGGTGGACGAAGAGTTCCCTTACTCAGGCGCCCTGCGTGGACGCATCTGATATAAAGGCCGCGATCAGCGGCACCATCAACTACCCCGACCGAGGGTATATCAGTTGGCTTTGGTTAACCGCTCCCCCTCGGCGGGCATTCGTTGGCACCCTCTGGTTAACCTCGGGGGTTTTAGGGGGGCCGTCTATGCGCGTACCATAAAAACTAGTTTTTTGAGCCCCTAAAACGACGCCGGTCCGTGGGTGTAACTTCCCTACTGTACGGGTTCACGGATCCTATAATTGCGGTGTGTGTTTCAGGTTCAGATGCTTGAAGGTTAGCCCCTTTACTGCAGCTCTCATTGTCTTGTAGTTGACGCCGAATAGCTTCGCGTAATGCAAGACGCTGTGCTTTCCCATGTTAGCGCGAGCCTCTATCACCTGTTCATCCGTTAGCTTCCGCGTCCGCCACTGGTGACCAGTGTAGACCGCGGGGTACTCCTTCGGTGGAGGCGGGACGTATCCCGAGATGGCTAGCCTTTCGTGGTGCGTCTTGAGGCTCTTAACAGGCTCTCGGCGACCAGCTCGCTTGCCTTGAGCTCCAGCGCCTCGATGCGCCGCTTCTCCACACGTTGCTCGTACGCCCGCTGCAGCTTCTGCTGTGGCGTCATCAGCCAGGGAGGGATACCCCGTCGCTTCTTCCGGTTCTTCTTGTACTTCTTGAAGGCGTCTTCCGGAGTCTCCGCCCTCGCATGTGCCGCCATGAACTTGTCCCATTCGCTGAATCGGTCCGTCATTATCGTTGCCCTTGCGGATAGTCATTATCCATGACATTATAGCTTCCCGATACGGTGCTGACGAATAAAACGCAGCCCTTGCCGAGCGCGGACAGCCTGGATCACCAGGGCGGCTTGGTCGAGGCTGAACGGCGCACTCTCCCCTTCTCTCCCCATGATGCCCAGGCTCCATCTCTCGATGCCGAGCTGTTGGCAGACTTCTTCCACCTTGCGCGTGGACGTCCCGAGATATCGGGCGAGATGCACGGCGTAGATGCCAACAGGTTTCGAGCTCCGGTGATTCACAACGCCTTCTTCGTACCGGGGAAGGTACCCAGCCTCAACGAGCTGTTAGACGCCAAGGGCGGCACCGCACCCAAGGTGCAGTCTATCATCATGCGTCACCTCCCCAAAAAGGGAAAAGGGCGCGGAGCGCGATTCGATGCCTACAACGACATCAAACAGGATTGGAAGCACCGAACGGTCAGGGCCATCGGAGCTCCATTCGTTCGCGTCAAGGCTTCCTTCTTTGGATACGTCGTTGTCGAGGAGTCATTACGACGCGATCCTAGCAATGTTTGCGCGTCAGCCATCAAGTTCATTGAGGATGGCATTGTCGAGGCTGGTGTCATGTCCAACGATGGATGGGACAACGTCTTGGGCATCCGGGTCCATTGGGTCCACCGCAAGGGAAGAGACCCCGGAATCTACGTTGTAATGTCCGACGTTCCGCTTCTCGAAGAGGAGCTGGAGCGCGAGTACGAAGAAGACTACTTAACGAGGGTGTTTTGAGCGACGAGATCAACCATCCGACGCACTACACCAGCCACCCAACTGGCGTTGAGTGCATCGATATCGCCGAGCACATGGGTTTCAACCTCGGGAACGCCATCAAGTACGTCTGGCGAGCTGGTTTGAAGTCAGCCGACCACGAAAAGGACCTCCGAAAGGCCCTCTGGTACATCGAGCGAGAGATTGCTCGACGTCGGAAGCTCTATGGGCAAGACAATAAGCCAGAAAAACACCGAGCTGTTGATCAAACAGCAGGTCACTGAGCTTCAAAAGCTCCGTGAGACCCTCCCGTTAGACCAACTTCGGGCTGCTGAGGACCGCGTTCTCAAGCAATGCCTCGATGTAGTCGAGGGAATCGTCGACTTTTCAGCCCTTGGCTTCGATGAAAAGGGCCAGGTCGACGAAAACCAGATCCCTTTCGAGTGGCATCTGCTCTCAGACCACGAAAAAGCTCGAAAGATACGTCTCGCGAGGTTCGGAATGATGTCTTCAGCCGATATTCCGCATGGTGCGAAGGTCGCACACGCCACCGCGATGGCAATCATCAAGGCAAGAGCCACTGAAAAGGGCGGAACGAAGATTCTGAACCTCGAAGTGTCCTCTTTCCCCGCTCCGTCGGCTCTTACAGAGGAAAAGGAGTCCATGGATGCCGAATTCGAAGTTATCGACGTCGAGTAAGGCCGATAAGCTGGCTCAACTGGTGGACAAGTCAGTTGCCGCTGGCGATTACTCCACCCTTCTGTTCACGCTTCTTGCTGTCGTTCATCGCGACGGTGGTCAATATACGCATCTCGCTGGCTGGGCCTGTAGCATCGTCGATGCAATGCGCATGGTTGAGGCTCTTCACAAGGATAACGCCGCGCTGAAGGCGCGACTGGACAAGCTCTCCAATGGCTGAAGCACCTCCTAAGATTGGTACCTTCCTTCGCCACAAGCAGACTGGTGATGCCGCCAAGGTCGTCTTGCATGAAGGCAAGATGGCCATCAAGCCCGACCTTCCGGGCTCTCCTGTTTACTATCCCATTGCTCGCCACGTCGAGTTCAACGTCGAGGAACATCCTCAGAAGTTGCCTCCGGGCAGCTGGGCCCGCGTTGCCTACGACGCTTATCGTGCCTTTTGCGAGATGCATCCCGAGTTCAAGCGCCAGCCGGAATGGAACTCGCTTCATCCTCAGGTGAAGGCTGCCTGGATTGAGCGGCGGGTGAAGTTCGAGAACGTCATGCAGCTGGAGCTGTTCAACACTATCACCGCCTTCTTCGACAAGCACCTATGAGTCGCTGGAATCGGGAACCCGAGTGGCTTCCTGTCGATGCCGAAGGGGCCCATTGGCAGTTCGTCTCCTATAAGGGGCGTTACTTGGGCTGCGTGGTGCGCGTCTCCACGCCTGATGGAGCCTATTACCTCAGCGAGAAGCTCTGTTGCAAGGACGCTGACGAGCACCTCTATATGGAGTCTGCCGCTCGCCGGGTCCTGACTACGCTCTATTGCAAGGATTGTAAGCGATCATGTCTGGCGTGAAGGTAGAGCTCGCCAACCCGAACGCCTATGCCTCGACCCGAGAGTATATCGAGCAGCATCTTGCTCCAGCCGTTGCCGAGCTTCACCGTATCACCAACGAGCTCATCGCGCCCGGTGCTACTTCAGTTGAAGAATGGGAGGTTGACATGGTGCCGAGTAACGCCACCATCGGAGCCTTTTCTCCGCTGGATACTCGGCTCGACCAGTCGCCTAAGCATGTCGTCTTTGACGGTGCCGCATATAAGTCGATTCCGACGGAGCTTCTACGCTCCAAGCAACTGAAGGTCCAGCTGTCGGCCGTTGTCTACGTCAAGGGAAGCGGCGAGGTTGAGTTTCGGCTGGTCGACGACCATCGCCAAGCTGTCATCGGTAGCGCCTTCCGCACTGAGGCAGCTTCGCCGACGACAATCACTTGTCAACTTCCCTTTGGCGACGCCGCGAATTGTGTTGCACCGAAACAACGTAAGTACATCATGCAAGGAAGAGGCGTCGACCTGGGTGCCATTCCGGTGTGCCGGCGTTTTTCGATGTCCTTCGTCTACATATGACCTTCCTTCTGGTTGTCGGGGGATGCTTGCTCGCCTTCATGCTCCTCTGCTGGCAGCTGTGGGATGAGATCTCAAAGGTGATCAAGTGGCTTCGAAACCACCACGATCGCATCAGCTCGCTCGAAGTGAAGGACTACCAGCAAGACGCTCGCCTCGATATGCATCGCAAGGTACTCATCCAAGCCAAGAAGGACATCAAGGCCTTGGGCAAGGATGTTGGATGGGACGACAACAACCGAGCTACCCAAGTCATGGAGACTCAGTCCGTTCTTGAGCTCGTCAAGAAGACGAAGAATGAGCCTCCGGATGAGCCTCCGCCTGATGCCGCCTGATGGGCACCAAGAACGTTCTCAGGGTTTGGGCAACGAAAGCCAAGATGGAGCGACGGGCAGTATGCCGCTCCAAGGTTACCTATCTTAGCTTCAGCGATGCGTCGTTGGAGTCGATCCGCATCGCGCGCTCGCTCAAGCTCAAGTTTCGCCAGACCCCTTACGTCTGCCAGGTCTGCGGCAACTATCATCTGACTTCTAAACGATGACAGCTATCCCTCGTAGCGCTTGCTACACACCCTCAGCTTGGGGAGCGAAGTTTCATGCCCTTCGAATCGAAGAAGTCTTCGGAGCTGGAGCCGCTGGTCCAGGAAAGGCGCTGGCTCTCGGCACTATTCTTCCAACCCCAAACGGACTCGTCCCTCTCGGAGATATACGACCTGGCGATACGGTCTTTGGCATCAAGGGAGAGCGGGTCCGAGTCATTGCCGAGACCTCAGTCCAGCTCGACCGACCCTGCTACGAGCTCTCCGTCTTCGGCCAAAAGATAGTAGCCGATGCCGAGCACGAATGGGTAACGACCGCCGACAAGCGCTTCGCAATCAAGACGACCAAAGAGATCCATGAGTCCATCTTCAAGGTCTCCCTCCCGGCTGCCGGCATCGCCGACTTCGGAGGAGCCAATGCCCTTCCCGTTGATCCGTATGTGCTCGGCGTCTGCCTCATCCTTGGACAGCCCAAGGACCGTTCGAAGTTCACTGGATGGGATATCGAGCTCTACTCCATCATGCGCGCCGTTGGGTACACGCTCGACGAGGTGTCCTATCGGGTTAGCCAGATTCGAGAGCGACGAGATGTCATTAACCAGCTTATTCCAGAATCTGGCCGTCGGATCCCTTGGCAGTATATGTCTGGGTCTTTTAATCAACGAATGGCTCTCGTTGAAGGGATCATGGACGGTGCTGGCGGCACAGGGCCAACTGTCGAAGAATCTGACCTCCCTTTTCTTGCTGACCTGTTTGCTCTTTGCGCTTCAGTGGGTCTTGGTCCTGAGCTTCGCAAGGGATATCGAAAGAAGCACGGTGTTGGGCACTTCGTCCACATCCAAAGCCGTACCCTCCGCTGTTCCCGCCGAATTGCTGGCGGCCCCCAACACAAGACCGAACGAATCCGCTACGAAGTAACCCACGTTCGCCGGTGTCCGTCAGTTCCCGTCAAGTGCATCCAAGTAGAAGGCGGAACGTACTGCATAACACCGCTGTACATCCCGACGCACAACTCCATGGTGCTGCTCGCCGACCCGCTAGAACAGGTCTGGGTCGAGCATATCCGCTGTCTTCAAGATGATAGGGCGATTCCCGATGCCTTCCCGGACGACATCAAAGCAGCCATCAAGAACAATCCTCTCCGATGGGGCTATTCGGAAGGCTGGGCCCTTCATCTCCGGCGAACTCTCACCCGATTGGGTGAAACCATCGAGCGCGCCCACCGCATGTTTCCTCTCATCGATCCAGACGTCGACTGGAATGAGAAGAAGAGCATGTTTACGTTCTCCAGCGGCTTCAAGTACCAGTTCGGCCACTGCAAAGACCGCAACGACCACACGAACTATCTAGGCCAGCAGTACAGCTGGGTCGGCTTCGATGAGCTGATCGAGTTCCTTGAGCGCCAGTATCACGCCATCTGCGCCCGTTGCCGCTCGGGTGACAAGGTGCTGATGAAGATGCTCAAGAAGCGATCGATGAGCAACCCCAAGCTCTCGGACGCCAAGGGTGAGAGCATCGACGTTGACGACCCGATGTGGGTTCGTCGCTACTTCGTCGACCCTGCCCCGCAGGGTAACACGATCATCCGCAAGAAGGTCACGCTCAAGAGCGGCGAAGAGACCTACGTTCGCAAGCTCTACCTCCCTGCAACGCTCTACGACAACCCAGACAAGGACTTCGTAAGGCAGTATGAGATTGAGCTACGATCTCGCCCAAAGCATATCCAGGATGCGTACCTCCATGGCAAGTGGGACTCTGTTGTCGGGTCCTACTTTGAGCATAGTTACAACCCCGACATTCATCGATGTCGACCCTTCAAGATACCCCAACACTGGCCCATCTTCAGAAGCCTCGATTGGGGCTACGTCAGCGAAGGATGCCTCGGTTACTACGCCTTAGACCCTACGTTAGACATCCTCTACAAGTTTTGGAACTGCGTCTTCAAGAAGAAGCGAGTGGGTGACTTCGTAACGTCCGTTATGAAGCCCTTTGAGATGGCCAACAAGCTTTGGAATCCCTTTGCAGGCTCACTCATCTACGGCCCCGCCGACACTCAGATCTGGGAGGAAAGAGGAGAGAGCGCCCTTTCCAAATATCAAGAGTTCGTGCAGAATGGTGTTGACTGGTGCTACGCGGACAAGCGCTCGCGCGAAGACAACGCGCAGCGGGTGCATGAGCGACTCACCGCCCACGAGAACTTCAGCAGACCTCCCAAGCTGATCTTCTTCGAGAATTGCCAGCAATCCTACCAGGTGTTGTCTGGCATGCAGACGGACCCGAACAAGCCCACCGAGCCCCTGAAGGGCGGCTTCGACCATCCGTACGATGAGACGTCCTATGCGTGCGCGTACATCCACGGTCGCGTCATCGATCCCCCCAACTATAAGGGCCGAGTCATCGACACAGATGGCGAAGAGAAACGTGACGAATCGCGTGGCTCGTTCGGTTACTGGCAAGGATAGCATGAAGTTCATTGCCCACATCTTTCCCAGCAAAGGTAAGCGGGTTAGGCATCTCAACGATGTTTTCTGTAATGACCTTGGAACCGAGGTCAACAAGACACTCTCTCGCTACTACGACAACGATGGCAATCGCCACTACTGCTTCGTTGTTACAGAACGCGAGGACATCATGGACTTCCTCGGGTTCGAGTTTTCCTCAAGCGAAGTACATGGCCCCGGTGAGTACGCGCTGTCCACCGAGGACTACGACTATATGTGCGCGATGCTGAAGCAGCGCACGCGCCATATCCCCGAGGTTGCGTAATGGACGCGCTCAACATCGAGGTTCTTCAGGACCCAGAGGAAGATCCTGGCTACGAAGACACGGAGCGGGAGAGTCCTCTACAGAAAGAGGAAGAGAAAGAGCTCGTCATTGATGAGGACTCACCGAACCTCGTTCCCGAGCTGGAAGCCACTGATGAAGGGCAGAAGTTCCTCAAGCGGCTCGTCCAGGATGTCCATGACGAGTTCATGCAGGCATGGGACAAGAACTCGGCCTATCGCGAGAAGGTTGCGGAGGCCTGGCGCGTTCTTTTCTGTGACCTACCTCCAAAGTCCAAGCCGTTTGAGAACTGCGCAAACGCTGCCATTCCTCTGGCTCTACAGAACATCGTTCGCCTTACGAACAAGATGACCACCGAGGTCTTCGGTGATTGGACAGAGCCGTTCAACTTCCTTCCGACGAACCCGCAGAGCGAGGCCATCGCACCCATCTGCACCCAGCACTCCAACTGGCAGCTGCGGTCCAAGATGCTCGGTTTCAAGCGTCAGATGAAGCGAGGTATCCTCATCTTCGCCGTTGGCGGCGACGTTGCGGCGCACTCCTACTACGACCCAATCACTCGCAAGAACGTTCACGACATTCTGACGTGCGATGACTACGTTGTTCCCTATGCCCACGTTTCGGTCGAGCCCGACTTCTCGGACGTCCCTTGGATCGCCCGCCGGTTTCCTTACTACAAGCACCGGCTCAAGCAGATGGGCAAGCGAGCCGGCTGGACCAACGTCGACAAGGTTACCGCCTACGACGCCCCTGAGTACACCAACACCCAGGTCGAGACAACGCTCCGGGATACCGTTGCCGAATTCATGGGTGAAGACCCCTTCGGGCAGAAGAAGGGCGAATACGAGATCATCCAGTACGAGGGCTGGATGGAGCTTCCGGGCATGGAAGAGGAGCTCTATTGCCAGCTCATCTTCGACTTGTGCTCGAAGGTGCCGCTGAAGCTCACCGTTCACATGCGAGTGCCGTATGACGAGCGGGCCCGATACGAGCTCCAAACTCAGGAGCTCCAGCAGTTCCAACAGCAGACCCAGCAGCTGCAGATGATGCAGCAGCAGAAGGAGCAGCAGCTTGCATCAATCACCGATGCGCTCGGCATCATGCCTCAGGACAGCCCAGAGATCGGCGGCATCGTCCAGCAAGCTCAGCAGATCCAGGCTCAGCCGCTCCCTCCACCGCCGGTTCCGCCGTCTTGGATGGCTGACGGTCAGATGGAGCCTACGCCCCCTCGTAAAGAGCCTATCTATATGTTCGCGCACGGCGTCTGCCTGGAGCCTGTTCTTGGGAACATGGGCGTGGGACTCGGTCGCATCGACGGTCAGCTCAACATTGCGGCCAATACCGTCTGGTCCATGTTTTTCGATGCGTCTGCGCTTGGCAACGGCAAGACGTTCATCACAGCTAGCAACGTGGACTTCGCTAGTCCATTCCGCATTGGCCCAGGTGTCATCAACAAGGCCAAAAACATCATGCCCTCCGACCTTGCGAACGGCATCATGCCGCTCGACTTCGGAGCCGCCAATCCACAGCTGATTGAAGCTGCCGACCGAATGATGCAGTTCGGCGAGCAAGCCATGGGCACCAGCGAGATTCTCGCCGGAGCTCCAGGAAAGAGCGGAGAAACCGCCCGCGGCTTCCAGGGCCGTGCCGAGCAAGCCAACTCGATGATCAAGGTCCCGACGATGGCGTTCGGTGACTTTGCTGTCCAGGTGATGAAGAACAACTGCAAGCTCAACGCAGTGTTCTGTGGCGAAGAGGAGATCTTCTACGTCAACCGATACAACGAAGACCTGCAAGTCCAGGGAGCCCAACTGGTTCGTGCTGCCCGAAGCATGTACGACAACCCCTTCGACATCGAGCTCGTGGCTGATATGCAGTTTCGTAGTCGAGCGGAGAAGGTCTCCGAAGCTGACGAGATTGTCCAGCTTCCCAACGCCATGCCCGACTTGGCGTACAACTACGCCTTCAAGTATTACGCCATTCGGGAAAGCCTCAAAGCGCGCGGCATGCACAAGATTGCTCGCACTCTTCTCGGGCCGCCACCGCCTCTCCCGCAGAACACGTTTGGCCTGCCCCCGGGAACGCCGGGCACTGCCATTGGTCCTGAGCAGCTGATGCAGCAAAAGGTCCAGCAGTACGTTCAGCAAGGGATGCCGCCACAGATGGCGCAGATGCGGGTCCAGCAAGAGATGGCGATGCAGCAGCAGCAACAGCAAGCCGCTCAGCAAGGCCAGCAGCAAGGCGGCAAGCCACAGGGCAAGCCTCAAGCCAAGGCCGCATAACATTTACGGGGCTGCGACTGGAGACATGTGTCGTTCCTCAGACAATAGCTCCTACCGAGGAAGCCCCACCATCAACCAACTGTCGAGCGGGCGTGGTGTCACGGGATGTCCGTGAACGGGCCCGGGTGTCGAGCCGCATGAATCACCGCTCGATGGTTGGCCTATTCAAGGAGTCATCGGTGAACATCAAGAAGATCGATATCAGCGTCGCGATGCCAGCAATCGTCACTCTCGTGGAGGGAGACATCATTAACCTAGAGCGTGGGCTGGATGCTGCATACATGCTCGGATTCAAGCAAGGGGAAGAGTCTGGGCGCAAGGCTGAGGCTCAAGATGCCAAGCATCGCATCAGCGCGCAGCAGATGGGACAGCTTGAGTCAGCGCGCGTCAATCGGGTCATATGAGTGAGCTCGACAAGATGATGGCCTTTGGCCACTGGCTGGAGCAACGCCGCCTCCAGTTCCAAGCTGAGCTGTGCGCGCTCAGCATCGACCGCAGCAAGCCAATCGACGCTATCCGCGTGAAGGCTGGCCACCTCGAATGCGCCCAACTCACGCTCCAAGCCTTCAGCGATCTCTACAACGGAGATCTCGGGAAGTTCATGCAGGAATACCTCGGGCAGGCGCCCGATGAAGAAGAGGAGTCAGATGGAGACAGTCATTGAGACGGAGCGAATTCCGACAATAGAGCCAATCATGCAGTTCTTTGCTTTCGAGCACCTGCCTACGCACCTACAGATGGTCAGTGCGCCCTTTGCGCAGCTTGCGATGAAGCTGGTAACCGAACTTCCTCGCAATGCAGAGCGCACCGTTGCTCTCCGTAAGCTGCTTGAGTCTAAGGACGCCGCTGTCCGAGCGAGGCTTGCAAAGTAATGGAAGTCGCAGAGGCCCTTCGCGAGAAGGCGGAACACCAGCATCGGCTAGTTGAGCGTGCTCTAGTCGCTCAGAACATAGCCGAAGCCTTGGAAAAGAGCCTAGCCC